TTTGCTGTAGTATCAATCACATATATCCATTCATCTATGGATATTTATTTACCCTAGTCCAGAGTTAAATCTCATAAACTCAATAGCATTTTTAATTTGATATGTTCTGTTCTGAACCATTTTAAGAATGCTTTCAATATAAACAAGCATTGTATCGTAGTAGTCAATCTTTAAGCATACTGTTGATAGTTTTTCATCGGCATCAAGATACTTTTGCATTGTATCTTTATCGCGAATCTTTTTGGGGAATGGATTGTCGATGTAAACCTCTGGGTCTGATTTTCCAGAATAATATTCGTAACGTTCGTGTCTAATATTTCTTTTTTGTTGCTCTGCTTTTTTTCTTAAGAGAAAAATTGTATTATAAAGTTCAAAATATTTTGCATGAAGAACTGGGACATTTGTAGATTCTGTATGGAGGTTATCCATATCTATTTTTGAATCTTTCTCCCACATTTCTTGAATCTTGTCAAGATCAATGGTCATAATTTATTTCCGTTTAAATCGGTTATATTGTAGATAGTATATTTGAAAGTTGCTTCTGCTGTCAAATATTGAATATCAGTGTCGGTAGAATCAAATTGTAATGTTGATAGTGCATAAGGCCAAAGATCGCTAAACTTAACTTTAAAGTTTGGGTTCTCTTTACTCGTTAAAATTTGCAGTGTCCCATCAGAATATAAATTCATCTGGGATTTATCTGGTTGATTTAGACTTGGATTAGATCTTTGAAAGTCATAGATTTCTTTTAAACTTTCTGGATATCCCAATCCCCTAATCCAGTTATAGACTTCCATATAATTTTCTAAGTTTTCATCAACTAAGAATCGAATGGTGAAGTCATCAAATTCAATCTTATCCCCTGGAGTTGGGATATCTTTTAGATAGGTTGGTTGATTTGCAATACCTAAAGTGATACCTGGAATGTTTGCACTATTTGCAAAGAAAGTAACCTTAGGTGCTCTATTTAATGTAAACTTAAATCCCGTTGGGGATAAAAAGTTTCTATTTTTTATCTGGTTACTAAAAGCACTTCTAACCATTTTTTTCTAATTATTTAGATAAAAAAAGAGGGTCCGAAGACCCTCTTGAATAACTCTGTGAGTTTAGATCACATGAGGTTCTTAACCGCAACTCTTCTATAGTAGCGGTTTGCATTGGTGTTAAGAACACCGAGACCCTGACTACCAGGAGCAGCACCTTCAGCGAATGGGTTTGCGACCATGCCGTAGCGGGTCTTAAATCCGATCTTAGGCTGGAAGGTGTTCTCACCAACGGCACGAACCATTTGGAGAGGAACGTATGGGCAATAGAACAGACCTGCGTCATAAGGTGAAGAACCCTTATAACCAACAACGTAATACTGGTTACCAGGTGTTGCGTTACCTGCGGTCAGGTTAGCAGCATATGGGTCAATATATACGCGGAATTTGCCCATCAGAGTACCAGCAAAGGTGTTGCCGGTATCATCAACGTTCAGGTTAGCGTTGAGTGCTGGGGTGTAATCAAGAACACCAGCCATGGTCAGTGCTGAAGCAACGTCAGCAGAGCACATGATGATGTTGCCCTTTCCTCTACGAGTTCTTTGTGCGATTGCGTTAGCGTCGCGCTCGATTTGGAACAGGAGACCCTTGAACTTCTCAACAGACCAACGACCGTTTGAATCGATATCAAGGTCAAATACACCAGCAGTAGAAGTGTTTTGAACAGCACCTTGCTCAGCAACCTTATAGATGGTTCTGATGACTTCGCGGTTGATTTCAGCAAGAATCTCAGTTGAGAGAATGTTTGCTAATTCCGCTTCAGCATTCAGACCATGGATTGCCTTGAGGTCTTGAGCAAGCTCAAGTGAATACTCAGCTTTCAGTGCGCGTGATCTTGCGGTAACGGTAACCTTTTCAATCGAGAATGCCATCTCGTTGAAATCAGTGCCACCAGTTTCGCCAAGAGCTTCTGCGTCACCAGTCTGCATACCAGCACCAGTGGTATATGCAGTTTGGCCAGTGGTGTTAAGAAGTGATGGGTTTGAACCGGTTGGATTGGTTGTACCAATACCAGTTGCGGTTAGACCTTCTCTTGCACCAGAGAACTCGGTTGCTGCTTCATCGAACAGTGCCTCAGTTCCACCCTGTGAGGTGTAACGTGAACGCATTGCGAAGATGAGTCCAGTAGGACCGCTCATTGGTTGAACGCCAGCGAGGTCATAAGCGACCAGGTTAGGCATTGAGCGTCTGATTAGTGAAATCAGAACAGGGTCGAAACCTGCAACAGTGCCCTGAGCGCCTGAACTGGTGTAACCACCATTGCCTACAGCGTTTGCAGGTGCTTCGGTTAGGAATGAGCCAGACTGCTCAAATGCAGACTGCTCACGAAGGAATTTTTCTTGGTTCTCTAGCAGGACTGCGGTTACCGCTCTTCTGTGCGAATCTTTGATTGTATCAAGACCCTCATAGTTGAGGAGAGGTGCCCACTTTTCCTGCAGATGCTCTGAATGGAACATTTGCGTTTACCTTTGTTGTGTGGATGTTTTGTTTGAATTATATTAAATTCAATTATTTGCTAAATGATGAAAGTGTTCTCAGGTAAGCAGACATTGAACCAGTGATTTCCACAGGAGTGGTGTCTACACCTTCGGACAGTGTTTCAGTCTTAGCTGATGGAGATGATGTTTTTGAAGGGAAATATGATTCCTTCAAAGTCTCCAGTTTTTCACGATATTCTTCTTCACTTTCAAACTCAACACTTTCGGCAAGTGAAGCGAGCTTGTCTTTCTGAGTGGCAGCAAGACCACTAGAAACTTGTTCAAAGATTCCGTCAGCAACCGACTCTGCGAGACGCTTGTTTAGGGAAACATTCTTCTCAATTTGCTCGTTGAGTTTTGTCTCCATTTCATCAAGTTTTTCTACCATGCTATTAAGCACATCATATTTATCTTCAGGGATTGATACATAATGTTCTTCAAAAAGTCCTTTCAGACCAGTCATAAAGGACTCGGTGAGTTCTTCCTTAAGACCACCCTGAATTGATAGGGCATTCTCTTGGAACCACTCATCGGCAACATACTCTAGATAGGAATCAACACGCTCTGCAAGAGCTTCTTTGATTTCTTGTACTTCCTCAACTAGACGCTCTTCATAATGAGCTTCTAGTTGCTCTTTAATTTGACCAACTTTTGAAGAAATTGCTGCTTCAAAAATAGTCTTTGCTCTTTCTTTAAATTCTTCGGAGAGTTCTTCTTCACCAATGAGAGCATTTACATCATCTTCAATGTCGTACTCTTCTTCAACTACTTCCTCTTCTCCTTCTTCTTCACCCTCACCCTCTTCAACCTCTTCACCACCCTCTTCTTCGAGTGCAGCTTCTACTTCTTCCTCTTCGGTCTCTTCCTCAATGAGATTCTCATCATCAAGATCCTCTTCTTCCTTCATTGGTTCTGCTGGTTTAGCACCCTTATTAACAATATCTTTAACTTGCTTTAGGGTAGCGCCAGGGACCTTTAGTTTGGCTGAATCATCATCTGACTTATAGTTTTCTGGGGTAGGACCACCTAGATCTTCCCAACCAACGGTTTGACCTGGGGGAATATTTCCTGATAATTTTGGCATCGCTTCCGCTGCTTTTGCTCCGGCATTAACAGCGGTTTTGGATTGCTTAGTGCCTACTTCCATTTCTTGTAAATCTCCACGAGACATTTGAACTCTCCGTTTACCTTAGTTATTAAACTATATTTATTTATAAATTAATAAATTACAATGAATTAAGAAACTCATTGAATAATGATATCTTATAGTCTTCAAGGATTCCTTGATCGACAAGAGTATTTATTCTATTTTTAGTATTCTCTGCTGCCTTTTCTCTCAAAATACCACCATCCCAAATCCATTCTTTTCCTTCCATAATTCCAGAAACAAATGCATCTGGTGCTGACGGATCTGCGACAATATCAGCAGCTGTTGCTAACATAAAGTCTTCACCAACTTCAGTATATCCCTCTTTCGTTGGTCTTACCGATCCAATACCACGAGAGGAAACTCCAAGAGTAACTCCCTCTTTTAATAATGATTCTGCAATCTTACCCATTGGGGTAGATAGAATTTGTGCTTTACCAATAAAATTATTTCCTTCTTTTTGTAAAGAAACAATCTTATGAGAAACTCTATCTAGATTAACAGTTGGTCCATCTGGATGGCCAAGTTCACCAAGAGCGCGACCTTTATCCACATATTGCTCAGTATAACGCTTAACTTCTCTTTCCATCACGGGCATACGGTACATTCTACCGTTTCTGTTTACAACTTCAGTCTGTAAAAATGGCCCTTGAATATAAAGAGTCTTCTTTCCGTTTTTTTCCTCAGTAATAACTTGTACTGATTCGATTTCTTCGGTAATAAGTTTCATTTTAAGCGTCTCCTGAGATTTGAACTTGTTGATAATAAAGTGCTCCTGATCCTACGCCAAATGCAGAAACTTTATTGGAATTGATAACATTAGCATCTGATGATGAGAATGCAGTAGCAATTCCACTTGTATCGTAGTCTACTGTCATTCTTGTTTGGAAATAACCATCAACTCCTATGGAAGTATCTACTGACAAAACTTCTTGGTGAGTAAAATCATAATATGATTGGCCACTTGCGGTTAAACTGACATAATCACCTACTCCAAAAGGAACTTGAGTTCCTTCAGGGACAGTAACTATAGTTGTGGCACCTGTTGTAACACCAACAACTCTATTCGATGCTTTTGTTAGTGCAAGAGTTGCTGTCCCATCTAAAGGAACATAATAGTCTGCAGAAGTTGCTGAAGGATTTCCCCCAACAGAAATATGAGCGGCACCTCCAACGGCAACAACTCTCAGTACACTTGACTGAACTGAAAATGATGTTGATGTTGATGCAGCACCGGCAGTAAATGCAAATGAGGATCCAGCCCCAACTGGTCTATGAGCCATTATTCTTATAATACACTTTTAGTTATTTATTAATTTAATAAATCTCCCTCCATTGAAGAGCACAAGCAACGTCAGCAACGGCATTACCTGTGGTTGTAATAGTTCTTATTACAACCACATAAATTTCAGAATTTGTTGAATCTATGTTTTGAACGATAATATTTTTCTTTGCCGAAGTTAGTGGTCCAGAAGCAACTGGTGAAAGTGAGTTTTGTGAAGCACCAGAAGGAACATATCCTGATGCAAACTCGTCACCATCACTATAAGTTGTAGCATCCACACAAACTTCAACTCCACTATTATTAGAAGC